CAATCATGGCAGGTGTTAGAACCCCACTTCGTCAATTTGCAAGTTGCGTTCTTGTTGACGTTGATGACACCCTTGATAGTATCTTCAGCTCTGATATGGCAATTGGTCGCTATGTTGCTCAAAGAGCAGGAATTGGTATCAACGCAGGTCGCATCAGGGGCATCAATGCTAAAATCAGAGGTGGTGAAGTTCAGCATACCGGTGTTGTCCCATTCCTCAAAAAGTTTGAAGCAACTGTCAGATGCTGTACACAAAACGGGATTCGTGGTGGAAGTGCTACTGTCCACTTTCCAATCTGGCACCAAGAAATCGAAGATATCCTAGTACTAAAAAATAATAAAGGAACCGAAGATAACCGAGTTCGTAAGTTAGACTACAGCATCCAAATCAGCAAACTGTTCTATGAACGATTCATCCAAGACGGAGACATTACCCTCTTCTCTCCACATGACGTTCCTGGTCTGTATGATGCTTTTGGCACTGATAGATTTGACGAGTTATATATGGATTATGAACGAAATACATCTATTCCAAGAAAGACTATCAGAGCTCAGGAACTAATTCTGGATCTTCTTAAGGAACGTGCAGAAACTGGTCGTGTTTACATTATGAACATTGATCACTGTAATTCACATTCTTCCTTCAAGGATAAAGTGAATATGAGTAATCTATGCCAGGAGATCACTCTACCCACAGATCCTATTCAACATATTGATGATCAGTATGGTGAAATTGCACTTTGCATTCTTTCTGCTATCAACGTCGGTAAAGTTAAGTCTGATGAAGAACTTGAAGAGCTTTGCGATCTTTCCGTTCGTGGATTGGATGAGTTGATTGATTACCAAAAATATCCAGTAAAAGCAGCAGAAATTGCCACCAAGGCACGTCGTTCACTTGGTATTGGATTTATCGGTCTAGCACATTATCTTGCTAAACTTGGGTTCAACTATGACTCCCAGGAAGCATGGGATGCAGTTCATGGACTTTCTGAGTCTTTCCAGTATTATCTTCTGAAAGCATCTAATCAACTTGCTAAGGAAAAAGGATACTGTGAGTATTTTGGTCGCACCAAATATTCTGATGGTATTCTGCCAATTGATACATACAAGAAGGACGTAGACGAAATTTCTTCTATTGAGTTGCAGCATGATTGGGAAAGTCTTAGGGCATCTATCTTGGAGCACGGTCTCCGACACAGCACACTGTCCGCACAGATGCCATCGGAGAGCAGTTCCGTTGTGTCAAACGCAACCAATGGAATTGAACCACCCAGAGATTATTTGTCCGTTAAGAAATCAAAGAAAGGGCCTCTTAAGCAGATTGTTCCCCAGTATCATACGTTAAAAAACAACTATACTCTTTTGTGGGAAATGCCTGACAATAAGGGTTACATAAATGTAGTGTCTGTGATGCAAAAATTCTTTGATCAAGCCATATCTGGTAATTGGTCTTATAATCCAGAGAATTATCCAGACAATGAAGTTCCTGTGTCGGTGATGGCAAATGACTTCTTGACTACATACAAATATGGGTGGAAAACTTCTTACTACCAAAACACTTACGATATTAAAACTGATGAGGTAGTGGAAGAGAAACCCAATCTTCAAGATTTGCTAAGTGAATTAAGTTCAGTAGAGGAGGGAGAGTGTGAATCCTGTGCAGTTTAAAATTTCTTCAACAGAAGAACCTCAAACAAATATTAAAGGAATGACAGTTTTTAATACTGAGCAAGTGAATACTAAAAAACAACCTATGTTTTTTGGAAAACCCCTTGGAGTTCAGAGATACGATTCATACAAATATCCAGTCTTTGATAAACTAACCACTCAGCAACTTGGATACTTCTGGAGACCCGAAGAGGTGTCTCTCCAGAAGGATCGTGGAGATTATCAAACACTTCGTCCAGAACAAAAGCATATCTATACTTCTAATCTGAAGTATCAGATTATGCTTGATTCTATTCAGGGTCGTGGTCCTGGTATGGCATTCATTCCATACTGTTCACTTCCTGAACTGGAAGCATGTATGGAAGTGTGGGGATTTATGGAGATGATTCATAGTCGTTCATACACTTATATCATCAAAAATGTCTATTCTGACCCCAGTGAAGTGTTTGATAAGATTGTGACCGATGAACGTATTCTGGAACGTGCTAAGAGCGTTACAGAATCATATGATGACTTTATTCAATCATCTCAACAATATGGTGTGTCTGATGCTTGGATGCACAATCTTGAAGGAGTTTCATACGCAAAGGAAACACTCAACGATGTCAAAAGAAAACTGTATAGAGCAGTCGCAAACGTTAATATTCTTGAAGGTATTCGCTTCTACGTTAGTTTTGCTTGTAGTTTCGCATTTGGTGAACTTAAGCTTATGGAAGGATCAGCTAAGATTATTTCTCTTATCGCAAGAGACGAAAACCAACATCTAGCCATTACTCAGAATATTCTGAATAAATGGCGTGATGGTGATGATCCAGAGATGAAGCAAATTATGAAGGAAGAAGAAGAGTGGACATATAAGATGTTTGATCGTGCTGTAAATGAAGAAAAAAGATGGGCAGATTATCTGTTCAAAGATGGCAGCATGATTGGACTCAATGACAAACTGTTACAACAATATGTTGAATGGATTGCAAACCGTAGACTAAAGGCAATCGGACTTAAACCACAGTACGATATTTCAGCAAACAACAATCCCTTACCTTGGACTCAGCACTGGATTTCTTCTAAAGGTCTCCAGGTTGCTCCTCAGGAAACGGAAGTAGAATCCTACGTTGTAGGAGGAATCAAACAAGATGTTACCAAAAATACTTTCTCAGGATTCAAACTATGACGAGTGGTGTGAAGAAGAAATTCTAAATGCCTATCGTGAAGCAGCAGAATTTGATGAATATTTGTTTGGAGATTATGACTATTGCAAAGAATGGGTAGGCATATGCACATAGATAGAGGAGGTTAGACCTCCTCTTTTTTATGTCTAAAAATCAACTCACTAAAGAAGAATTAAAAGTTCGTGTCTTAAAATTAAAAGATGATCTTTATAAAGATCATATTAGACCAGAAATGGATATGAAAGGACTTGCTCATAAATATCTGAATGCAGTTCTTGATATCATTGATGAGTACAGATATTGACTATGAAAATCCTTGGACCTATAATGGAAAGGTATTTGGTTCAAGTGATATTCAAGATTATTTTGGTTTTGTATATCATATTCATTGCCACAAAACTGGTCGTGACTATATTGGTAGAAAATATTTCTGGAGCTTCCGCACTCCGAGAGGAAAATCTAGAAAAGTTAAGTCAGAATCTGATTGGAAAGCATATTATGGTTCTTGTCCCGAACTTAAAGAAGACATAAAAAAGTATGGTAGGGAGAATTTTACGCGCACTATTTTATCATTACATAAAACAAAGGGCAAAACAAATTTTGAAGAAACCAGACAACTCTTTGCCCACAACGTACTTACGGAATCCCTTGACAATGGAGTGCCCAGATACTACAATAGCAACATCCTCAACAGATACTTCCGAAAAGATTATTATGCAAACAACGACTGAAGATATTGTTGCACATGTAAGGGAGTGGTCTCTTGATCGTGCTGCTGATAAAAGTGTTCTTAAAGAGGATGCTCGTGCTATTCTTGCCGAGTTCTATGAATGGATTGAGCCAGAAGGTGATGAGTTGGAAATTGTCTCTCTAGAACCAGAAGATTGACAAAATCTAAATAAAAACTTATAATGCTCATAACCCACTGAAAAGTGGGTTTTCTCATAATGAGACTTTGAAGTGACAATTAGAGCCGTGGAAAGTGCCCTTTGAGAGAAGGGTGTACCCCCTTTCTATACGGATGTAGAGTTCAATTAAAACTAGTGCAAAATTTCTTTACAGTAGCCCTGCCTCTTTTGGCAACGGTTACAACCAACGCGGCATCACTGCCATTCTCTAGTTATAAACTGCAAGGTCCGCCTCCCCCAGTGGATGCAAAACCTTACTCAATTATTAAAGAGTTTGAA